AGCGTTGACCTCGGCGAAATCGTCCTTAATCTGCTGGGCGATGGAGTCATGAAAATTCTTCCACGCCTGCGCCATCTGCTTCTCGTCGCCGCTCTTCATTGCCTGCGCAATCTCAAGGCTGGCGGCCTGCTCGTTCTTAAACTTAATCATTATGTAAACCTCCTTTAGGTTCTATTTAGCGAAAAATCGCGTTAAGGAAATTGCAAACCATCTGGTTCGCCTTATCTTCATCGGTCGAATCGTCGGTATTATCGTCGGACGTATCGGGATTATCGTCCTCAGTACCGGGATTATCGTCCGAATTATCGTTACCGGCGGTCGTTTCGGTATCGTCGGTGGGGTCTGGGGCGGTGTTCTCGTCCTCATCCTCACCGGCGCACTTGATTTCTTCATCGTCCGCCGCCTGATAGGGGTTGATAATCATCTGATATACCGCCTTTCGGGCGCTCTGGGCCGTCTTATCGGTCTTTTCCTTAATGATAGACGTTGCGAGTCCGTACTCTAACGCTTCGTCCGCAGTAATCCACGTCTCTTTGTCCATCATCTCGCGGATTTCGTCCTCTGTAAGGTCCATGACGGATTTGTACGCCTTGATTGAAGGTTCCGTGACCTTATCCAGCATGTCGGCAACGTCTCTCATTGTGTTCGCATCGCCCTCTGCATAGGTCCATGCGTTATGAATCATGATAAGTGACGAATCGTACATGATACGCGAATCGCCAGCGGCGAAAACCACGGATGCAGCGGAGCACGCGAATCCATCGCAGCGAGTCACGACCTGCGCGGGCGAGCGCTTCAGGGCGTTGTAGATGGCAAGGCCCTGCGCCACATCTCCACCGTAGGAGTTAATTCCTACCGTGATGGTGTCTATATCGGTCAAATCATCAATCGCCTGCGCCAAGTCGTAGGCGGTCACGTCGGAATCGAGAAACTTATAGCTCACAATATCGCCATAAATCATAACATCGACATTGCGCCCGTCCTTGGCAAGGCTGAAGTACTTCTTAGGCTTCATTTTCGCTTTCACCCCCTTCCAGCGGGTTAGTGACGTTCTCAATCGAGCCGTAATTTTTGGTAAGGTATCTTTTATCTGCGTAATCTTCCGCGATAATATCATAACCGCAGCGTTTAAGCACGTTGTTAATCGTGAATGCGCCGGAACCGATTAGCTTGTCGATGGAGTCGGCCACTTCGAGAATGTCAACAGAATTGATGGTGGTAGTGTCAATCTTCACATGATTTCCACTCTTCCACGTCTCGTAATCGGTGGTCTTGCGAGTCAGCTCTTCGGAAATCATCTGGGCCACAGGCTCGACAGCGAACGTCAAGAATTGCTTCACAACATCATTTACGTTTGTGATATTGCCTTGCATCATCGACAAAGGAATATGAAACGCTTGGGAAACAGTCTCGAACGCATCTTTTCGCAGGCTCACCACGTCGGCGCTCGTGGCACCGCCTGATTGGGTCATGAGCTGCAAGTCCGTACCCCTGAACTGCGGGTACACAGCCCTATCCGACTCTAAGAATACTTCTAGTTGCTTCTTGATAACGTTTTCGTAATCTTGCTTAAACTTAGGGTCGCCGGCAGCGTAGTTATCGAGGGCTAACTTCCACTTCTCGCCGCTCTTCGCCTTGAATGACTTCATGGCAGCATCGATAAGCGCGCCGTAGTCGCTGTACATCAAATCGATAAGCCGCCTTACGTGCTTGTTGTCAAGCTTGAAATAGAAAACATCACTTGATTTGAACTTCCGGTTAAGGCTCTCGCCCTCAATGTCAACGCTGGTGAACAGATTCTCCCTGCGCGGCACCTCTTCCATGCTCCAGCCGCGAGAGACGTACAGGAACTTCTTGCGCCATGGAACAACGAGTGCTTCACCCTTATAGAACAGGCGTTCTACCAGCTCGTTCATGAATTGGCTACTGTTCTGGTTGGGATTAGGGTTCACGTTGAGCATGTAATACAGCTCGTTCTGGACCTCTTCACCGTCTTCATACGTTTTAATCTCGCATTTAGAGATAGCGTTTGCGATATAAGATATTGCGACGTGTACGGCGAGGTCACGCAGCGCGGCCTGCTCGCTGAACTTAACGCCAAGGGTTTCATAATCGCCAATCTCCACCGGCTTCGAGAGAAAATCCAACACCTTTTCTTTAAATCCCATATTGTCACCTCCTTACAAAACGATAGGTTCCAAATATACAGGTTCGTAATACTCAGGTATAGCGTCCTCAATCGTCATGGCGTGGACAAAGGCCATAAAGCCGTCTGTCTTGCGGCTCTTCGCTTCGATTTTATCATATTTGAAGTTGTTATTTGGAGCTGATACCAACTTAACGTTATTCGTAAACCATCGCATGAGGGGGTCATCGCCCCATGCGATTTTACCGCTGTTGAACAGCGAATCAATCTTGCCCTGTACGTACATCACATCGGACGGGCGCACTAGCTTAACTTGCTCGCGGTCCCTCGCATCGAAACCGATTGACCCTAGAGCACGGGACAGAATCGACCAACGGTAACTGTCTGCTGCGATTTTCACCACGTCATACTCATATTTTAGCGCGTCTATCCACTCCGCGACGTAATCGGCTGAAACTTCCACATCATCCACAAACGTTAGAAGCCCCCGGCGCTCCATCTCGTCAAGCGGGATTTTGATGCGCTCGCGGTCCCTAGAGCGCGTGCAGAACCATGAGTGATGTTTGCCGTAGTAAACGCCATCGTCCCCACGGAACAGGGCGCAAGCGGACATGAAGTCTGTCGTTTTCGTGTAATCGATACCCACCACGCACTTCTGTCCGTGCAAATCTGGTAGCGGCCTGTTTGTCTTCAGGATGTTATCCCAGCTCGTTACCTGCACGTCCATAGCCGACTGCGGTCGGTTCATCCTTTTCGTCATGAAGCCAGCATTTTTTACAGGGTCATCCAAGTAGTTCTGATACTGCGTGCGAATTTCCTGCATCAATTCGGGCTTGTACGGAAGTGACGGATTGGCTTTGGGCCAATTCCTTTCGTCGTGCACCTCATCGTCTGAATCAAGGCGGCAAATGAAAGGTAGAAGACCGTTATCAGGCTTCTTCCCCGATAGGATTTCAAGACTTCGGTTCTTCAGGGCGTCTAACGGACCCTCCCGCACGTCTCCATCGGTGGTCATGTAGGAAACTCGCGGATGGGGCTTCTTGCCCAGACCGGTGGTGAAAACGTCAAGGTTCGCCCAATTCTCATAGGCGTGAAGTTCGTCAAAGTCAACCTTGCCGGAACGCAGGCCGTCCTTGCTCTTGGCGTTGTTCGTGCGGTATTTCAGTGTAGAACCGGTTTTCTTGTTGACAATCTCTGTCAAAGTCCACTTGAAGTTGTGCCGGAAGAGCCGGGAGTACTGGGGATTGTCCAGCACATTGTAAATCTCCATGAAGGATGTTTTGGCCTGTTCTTCAGAATTGGCACAGATATCTATGTCGTACCCTTGGATTCCATTGGTTTCGGTGAGTAGGCAGAAATCCTCGAAGGACAGATAACCGTTCTTGCCTGCTCCACGGCCCATGTAACCGAAAAGGTCTCGCCATCTGGGCAGGTTGTTCTCTGTGAAGATGCAGTTGTGGAAGAAGAATACGAATCTCTCCCAAGGATAGAGACTGAACGGAAAATATTTCTGATAGCTGAAATACTTTTCGGTCTGCTCGGGGTCATAGAACAGGCGTTCGCCATCAAGACAGTTCCCAAGGTGGGCCATGAGCTGTTTCTGCTCCTTGCAGGTGCGTATATCGCCGCCCATGACTAATTCATAATATTCTTCGATGTACTCTGTATCCTTAAAGCGTGAAATCCTCTTCATTTTCCACCTTCGGAACCACGATTTTAGCCCTGGAGATAATGGTTAGGCCCAATTCCTTAGCACAGGATAGCCACTGTTTGAATGCCTTATCTTGCAGATTGGTGATTCTCTGCAAGTCCTCCACATCCGCAGTGAGCCGCATAGGCTTCAGTCGCTTTTCGTACATCCAGTAGGCGTTGCGGGCCAGAATGTAGTTTGCGAGACAGTCAACATCAAGCGTTTTCATGACTCCACACGTATTCAACATATCCGCGTAGCGGTGGAACTCGTCGCGCTCCTGCTTTGTGGTGAGCGTTTTAGGGGGTTCCGCATCGGTAAAAGGAACGACCAACTCAGATTCACGCCGCCTTTCTATCTCTTCTTTTGTAAGGTGCTTGCGCCCTTTTGCCACTAAAAGGTCGACCGGTTGCCTGTTTCGAGCCATAAT